ACCTCTACCCCGCCTTCTTCATCAACACCAACAATTTTCTTTGTTTTAAGATTCTTCTGCAATTTGTCCATATCATCACCGGCAAATCCTTTGATAACATGAAGCGGTGTATCGAAATCCACTAGGTTATTGGACAAAGAAGAAGCCATCAAATCATAATCATCAATCAAATCTTTGATAACCTTTAGGCCGGAAATCTGCTTTTTGTTATTATCCAAACGGAAAAAGGGAATGAAGCCGAAATTCTCATAATAAACGGCCTTATCCCCTTCCTTCATGTATATTGTGTGTGGTTTGACATTCTTTCCATTAAAGCAATTATCCGGTTCTATGTTTCCATTGTCCGCCTGCTTATAGAAATATACATCCGTTGCATCATAGTCCATGATTTTTTTGATGGTTTTTCCATCCTTATCAATCTTTTCAACATACCAATATAAGATGTGGTCCTTTTTGTCGGATGCAAGCCGGGCTTCTACTTCTACCACTCCCAAAGAATCCGCACATTGGAATGCAAGCCTATCTTCTGCATTCTTATAGGCATACATATATTCAAATCCTTTGGCCTGGCATCCGGTCAATACTTCGGATAATTCCGCCACAAAATCTTCATTTTCATTGAAATATTCATTCATGTACTGCTGAAGTGTTTCATCCTTGGACCGGACAAACCCTTCGGAACCGGAAAGAATGTATTGCACCGCCTGATCCACCAATTCTGTGAAGAATGGATGTGGTATCTTTATGTTGCTTCGGTAATTGTCCACTACCGGTTCACCGTCTTTGTTGAAGTAGTAAATAGTATAATCTTTTATGTCATGTTTGCCTTCATAGTATTCCTGGCCTTTCTTGGCAAACCTTTTCTTTTTTGATGCAGAATCATCATTGATAAACTGCTGCACTTCTTCTATCGTTAGCATTTCACACCGCCTTTCTATATACACCCGGCATCCTCAAATGCCTTTTGCAACTTCGGGAATTGTATTGCTATCCAATCCACCATTTCTTCATTTCCCGCCCAACTGCATACATCCAACCCGGATTCATATAAAAAAGCATGAATCAATTCATGCCGTTTCACTGTTTTCTTATATTCCGGAAGGTTCTTTTTGCATTCAATATCATTGATTTTCATTTCATCAACAACACATTCTTTGGTGGATGTGTCGCAATATCCGTCTTTGTCTTTTAATCTTTCATCAATGGTTTCATTTGCTTCTTTCAACACATAGTTGGTTCCTAATACATTGATAACCTTTTCGCCTGTGGTAGGCTCAAATACATGATGTTTCATACTATCCCTTTCTAATATAACCACTTGTTATTCTTGATGTATTTTTCCAATGCGTACCGCATGGCATCCATCAAGTGGTTGAAATCATCAATGGGCCTGTTTAGTTTGTTCCCAAACTTATCAACTTCCCATGTATAATTGCTTATTTCCGTTAAAAAATTCACGCACCGGGGATGTATAATGATTTCTAAGTCCTGAATCCACTGTATGCCATTTGCAATACTATCCCGGCCCTTTTCTGCGCCCTTTATGCGCAATCCATAGCCTTTTAATTCATCAATGGACTTCGGTTCTGCGGAATCACCTGTTATCCGCTCTTTGGAATATCCCATTTCCGTGATTGTGTCAAAAATCTTCCTGTTTGACATTCCCGGACTGTAAAATTCATCCCACACATATAGTTTCTTGCCGGCTACATCCAAAAAACCAACAAAAAAAGCACTTGGATCATTCGTATAACCGAAATCAAGACCAAATGCCGACTTGCAATGCTTTATATCCTCTAATGTGAAGGCTTCTTCTTTCCAATTCTCATATATCAGGCCATCCACTATACCCCAACCGCCAAGGCCGGCCACTGCATACCGCCTGGGATTGTTCTTCTTCATGGTTTCAAAAACCTTCAAATCGGCCTTGTCTAACCATTCATTGCATAGATAATTTGTGGTGATGGCAAGTATATCTGCATCCGGTTCACAATCAAAGAACCGCTTCTTCAACCAATGCCTTTCATTCCATGGATTGAATGTGATTGTTACCTGCTTAAACAGTCCTTCCGGGCATTCACCACGGATGGATTCATCAAGCACATTGAAATCATCTTCTTTCATGATTTCATAGGCTTCTTCTATCCACATCCAACAAAGGCATCCTACATCTACCGTTACGGATGTAACCTTTAGTGGATCATCCAGGCCCCGGAAATATATCTTTTGGCCTGTGGGCTTATAGGTGATTTCAAGCGGGGATTCTTTAAAGATAAAGTGTTCTTCCACTCCAAGCCGCCTTGCCGCCCATCTTAATTCCGTAAAACAGGAATCTTTTAATGTCCTATATGTTTTCCGGACCACTAACAGATTGGCTTCCGGGTACTTTATTAAGTTTGTGATATACCATAAAGCCGTTGTTTTTGACTTCTTAGAAGCCCGGCTTCCTTTTACAACTCTATATCTGCCTTTGAAGTTCCAAAAGGATTTATAGCCTTTTCCGACTACTTCAGGAAGGCTTACAACCTTTTTCCCACTGTGCTTCTTTGGCTTATAATCTTCCGGGTATAGGATATATTTCATATACCCAAATACATGTTGGGAAGATATATTTTCCTTTATTGCGCTTGGATTCATCATAGGCTATTCACCGCCTAATCTTCCAATTCATCCTCACCGGATATGACAACCGGAAGTGATACATTCAAATCTATCTTATCATTCCACATGCCAAGGTGCCGGCCTAACAATTCAAGGCTTTGCTTCTTATCTGCAATTTTGACTTCCCTTTCTAATGTTATTCCGCTTGCCCCCTGGCTTGTTTTATATTTAATACTCTGTATGCATGCCAAATCTTCTTCTGTGGCATCTTCTCTTATTGCTCCGGTTTCTATGTCCACAACATCCGCAATGTTCACAAAGGCCATTTTCGCAAGTTCAAGCACAACCCTATCCTGGTTCACTCCGGTTCTTTTGCTTCTTTCTGCCATTGCCTTTGCGATTGCTTCCTGAATGTTAGGTTTTGATAAGTTTTCACACCCTATTTCTTTGGCCGTGTGTACGGAATACCCTGCCCTGATTGCCGCCTGTGTTGCGTTCAGGTCAATCAGGTACTCATCAACAAACAACTGCTGCTTTCTATTCAATTTTGCCATCCTGCAACACCTTCCTTCCGTAATTTTATATAATGCCTGCAAGGTATGGGAGAAAAATGAAAGCGAAAAGAACATCCTTGCAGGCACGAAAAAAGGCACCGCCCAAAAATAGCAATGCCTTTTTCACCACTTTATATGTTTTTGAAACACTATTATATTATAATAATATCATATGTATTTCCGTTTGTCTTGGGTATTTTTGGGTTTTTTTAGACACTTTCGGTTACTTTTGGACACTTTTGGACACTTTCGGTTACTTTTTAACCTTTTTGCCTTCAATTTCCGGTATGATTTTAATTTTGCTTAAATCTTTACCGCTGTTTTTCAACCTTTTGCATGCTCGGTTCCATTCGATTGCAAACTCAACATATGACATATTCCATCACCCCTTTCATCAATGATTGCCTGAACATGGGCCAAACCTTTCCCATGGTTCTTCTTTACCCAGGACCGGGACTTTTTTTGCATTGCGGCCACTTCATCAAATTCCATTCCTTGAATGTATATTTTGTGAAGTACATCATATTCAACGGTTGGCAGCATTTCAATGGTTTTTATAACATCCTGCTTTATATACACCAATCTATCTATGTCCGCATTTATTTCTTCCTCAATCATGACATATTTGCAGACTGCATCCGCCATCTTTTGTTGTGTGCCGGAAGATTGTACCCTTTCCCCTTCGGCCTGTCCGGTCACTCCACCTGCTATTGCCTTCCATTGTTCAATTTCAATCAATTTGTTTTGGATCATCTTATCCAATTTGTTGATTTGCTGAAGATATTCATTTGCTTTCATGTTTATCCCCTCTCTACACCTTACCGGCCAAAAATGTATTCATCATTGCATCCTTCCATGGTTCCTGCGGTGCCGGTTGATATTTTTCCGGCAACTGCTGCCATGCGACAACTTCATAATCTTTTACCGGGAAATGATGATGCCCTATTTCATAGGTTTGCAAAAACCAAAATCCCCGGTCACATGATCCAATTATGTATGTTTCTCCGCTCGCTATGGTTGTGCTTTTAACCCAACACAATACCACTTTGTTGTTTTCCGGCAATCTCTCGCTGCAAGGAATCCAACCGCCCTTGTGTTCCTCTGCAAGTTGGTTGACGATTGAGATTACATCATCATAAGCAACTGACTTTTTTCTTTGTCTATGTATTGCTGTTTCATCAGGATAGTAGTCTGCATATACCCATCCCAAACCTTCCAACCTGCCAATCAACTTATCTATAAATTCTTTCATGTTACACCTACTTTCTATTTCCACAATTCTGTATATCACACACCAATCTTCCTTTTTCGGTTTTGACAAATAAAGGATGTATGATTTTACCGCTTTTGTTGCAATACAACACACCGCCGATTTCTGTTGTATCGTTGCAACTATTCTGTTCTTTTAATGCCTTTTCTAATGGTGTCATTCCACCCCACCTGCCTTTACTATGTCGATTGAATCCTTTACAGGAATAAGCCGATTTCCACTATTTAAACTTCCGAATACTTTTACAGACTCTGCCGTGTTCAACTCTGCCACAACCGCATCCACATCATCTTTCAAATCATCCTGCAACTGCTCAATCATATCCAGTACATCACTTGCCAATATCATTTGATGCTGTTCTGCATAGATGCTCATTTGTGTTTGATAACCTTTTAATCTTTCAGATGTTTTACTCATACCGCACCTTCTTTCTTCATTTCCTCTGCGATTTTCTTAGCAGTATCAATCACATAATCAACAATTTTGTCTGATGTATCACTGAAACTATTATCCTTGTCACTATCAACAAGCATTCCCCATATAATTCTTTCAGATATTTCAAGTGAAATCTTTTCTGCAAATTCATCAATAGCCTTGTTTCTTGCGTGTACCGCTATTTCCTCAACACTACTTGCATCATATTTGCAGAAATCTTCCGTCACATCTGATTTCCATTGTCGAAGGAATTTTAATTCGACTTCAAGTTCATCTTCCGTTTTTTCTTTCGGCTCAAATCGTTCTTCTGCACTATGAATACAATGTCTGCAATGTGTGCCTTCAAAATCCTCAAATTCATACTTGCAATTTTCACAAGTCTTTTCTATTTCTGTCATGCTCACTCTCCACCTTTCTGTACTTAATCTGTTCCAACATTATTTTTGAAACTTCCGGCAATCTTAAACTTTCCATGCAGCTATTATGCAATCCGCTTTCTTCATTCCACTTTTTGATAGGACATTTCTTGCAAGAAGTATTCGTGCAAAACTCTCCAATCTGCCTGATTGTAAGTTCTTTATGTGTCATGCTCATTCTCCTTATAAACATATCTGCCGTTGATATATTGCCATTTTTTAACTCCGCCAAAAGGACACAAAATAATATCTTCGCTTGGCTTATCTCTATATCCATGATGCGCATTGACACTATATCTCTGACATTTCATGCACTTTTGTTGTTCTTTGTTCGCACAAATCATGCTCATTCTCCTTTGCTAATGGCTTAACATTTTTAACAAGGTTTTTCTGTATCTTCTGACAAACACAATCTTCCTGCTTGTCCGTTAAATAGCCATGTATTCTCAACAAATTGTAGGAAAAGGCAATCTTATCAAATAATTCTGCCTTATCTCCTAAAGTAAATCCCTGCTCATTGGCTTGCTTTTCGTAACTGTCTGCCAATGCTCCGTGGTGAAATCCTATCTGTTTCATCCTCTCACTCTCCCATCTGCTCCAATGCCTGCTCTGCTGCTTCTTCCGTCATAAACACCAACTTCCCAAAATCATCATCATAATACTTGTTATATCTGCCACGAAAAGCAATAGGTTCAAGTTTGTACATAAGCATCTTTTGGGCATTGGTAGAACATAAATTGATTTCTTTTACTTCTGCCGGATATATCACATACTTTGATTCCGTTGGAACACTCCATAACGCATATACAATATCCCCAAGTCTGCATTTTGGTCTTAACAGCAACCCTTCATTCTCGGCTTTTCTGTATTTTCTCAATTCTTTCAAAAAATCAAGGGTACATCTATCCAATGCCGAATCTGCTGTATGTTCAAATGCATTTATGGCATTATTTAATACAAAATCGTTACGCAATCTCTCCATATCATTCACCGCCTATCTGCTCCAACAATGATCCAATGTCAATGTGCTTGCCTGTCTTTTTTACTCCTTCCGGATGTGCAGATTCAACGCATCCATTTTCGTTGAAAATATACAATACACTGTCTATTGCAATATCCATCACTACCGCTTTTGTTTCATCTGCAAATTCGACCACATCCCCTACCTTGATTTCTTCCTGCTTTTTCTCATAGGCTTCCATCCTGGCAATGGCTTCCTGTGGTGTAAATTTGGTTAAAATGGTTAATAGTCCATTATCATTGTTGCTTAACCCAAATATTT